TCGTGGGTCAAGGATAATGAAAGACGCTTGCTACACCAAGGTCAAGGCACAGTACGCCGTGTTCCCGTCCGCAAGGGCGTCACAGGCGATTGCTAAGTGCCGTAAGGCGTCTGGCTCTGTCAAGAAGACAAAGGCCGGTGCTGACTTGAAGCGTTGGGGCAAGGAGAAGTGGGTAGACACCAAGAGCGGAAAGGCATGCGGAGCAGGTGGGTCTAACGAGTACTGCCGCCCGTCAAAGCGTGTATCGTCAAAGACGCCAGTGACCAAGTCAGAGATGAGCCCGTCAAAGCTCGCTGCAAAGAAAGCCGAGAAATCGCGCGTAGGCATGGGGTCACGAGTGAGCAATGTAAAGAGAAAATGATGGAGACATTCTTGTTCGGGGTTTTATTCATTACCTTTACGATCGGAATTTCATACATTATAGGAGAGTACTTGGATGGCAAAGATTACAGGAAAAAATACTAGGGCCGGCAGTAACAAAGCAACTGGCAGGGACTACTCTAAAGAAAAAGAGTATCAGTCAAGCCCCAAACGCCGGGCGTATCGCGCTGAGCTGAACGCTGAGGCACGCGAGCGGGGCATTTATGGAAAGCGAGCAGCCATGTCGAAAGACCTGTCGCACACCAAGGACGGGAAGATGGTGCTGGAGAGCAAGTCTTTGAATCGTCGTCGTCAGGGTAGCAACGGCAAGAGCACGAAAAAGTAACCATCATAAATGATGGTTATCTTTGCATAAATGTTTAGGCCGCCAACCAAATACTCCGAATACCTACAAGATGTACGCAAGTCAATTGACTATATACTCAAGCGTGTAAATGCGTCTACGGTAAACAAGATCGTTGCCGGCACAAACGTTACCATATCACCGGCTGACGGAACTGGCACTGTTACCATAAATGCTACAGGCGGTGGCGGTGGAGTTACACAAATCGTAGCTGGAACCAACATCAGTATCACGCCGGCCGGTGGAACAGGGATCGTTACCATAAACTCACCCGTAAGCGCAGGATCAACGGGTTTCTACGGTGCGTTCTCAGACTACACAAACCAGACAGCGGCAGCGATAAATACCGGGTATCCGATGAGGCTTGGTGTTACGGACCTAAACAACGAGGTTACCATACAGAGCAACTCAAGGATCACCTTTAACTTCGCAGGAAAGTACAACCTACAGTGGTCTGGACAATTTGTAAATCCAGACACGCAGGAGCATGATGTAAGTGTGTGGCTCAGGAAGAACGGAACAAACGTAACCGGTAGTAACGGTTTTGTGTCTGTCGTTTCAAGACACGGTGGAATTGATGGACACGTGCTTCCAGCATGGAACTATGTGGTAGATGTAAGCGCTAACGACTACTACGAGTTTGTGTGGAGTACAAGTTCTACTCAAGTTTATTTAGCGTCAAGACCAGCCACGGCGTTCTCTCCGTCTACCGCATCTGTTATTGTAACTGCGACTCCAGTAAGTGCGGGCTCTGACTCGGAGAGTGTTGGATCAAAACTATACCTATTTAATAACCTATAAAAATGGCAAACATTAATCCCATATTTGCACTCACCCCAGACGTACCGATAGTAACGGTAACGGCCGCTACAACGGACAGGACGGGTGCAACAACTACAAACTTGGTCAACCTATTGACCGCAACTTCAAGTGGCACGAAGATAACTCAGATCGGTGCTAAGGTGGCGGGAAACAACGCTGCAACGCTTGTTCTGATCTTTATCACAGACACTGCGGGTGCCAACCCAAAGCTATTTGACGAGATTGCATTACCGGCTGTAACGGCAAGCAATCAAGCTACATCACAGAGGCAGGTCAACGTTTACTCAGACTTGCAGCTAAAAGCGGGCCAAATTATAAAAGTTGGAGCTACTGTTATAAGTGGCGGAAATATTAATATCTTTGCAGTAAAGGGAGACTATTAAGGATGAGTCAAGAATTTGGATCGATGCGAGGATTTTCTGGGACACTGTTCCAGGGAGGGGTGCCAACATTGATTGGAATCATTGGATCGATATACGCAGTCTTGTTCACGTACAGACCTTGGGAGGCGATTACAACGATAAATTGGAATGACGTAACAGCAGAAACTTGGAACTAAAATGGGAATTTCACTAACGGGGTTAACCCCATCAACAACATACGACGCCCTAATTAAAGTAGGCGACAACGGGCCAATCGACGGAACGTTAAAGACCTTGTCCGACGGGCTTGGGAATGACCTACCAATGGAGGTATCCACAACGGGTGTAAACTTCACAAACAACCTAACACAAGGTGGAACGGCATTGCAACCCGTTTTGGTGAGTGGCACAAACATCAAAACCATCAATGGTGCAAGTTTGTTAGGTTCGGGGAATATCCCCGTTGTAACATCACCAAGCGGTGTGAGTGGTGCAATTCAGTTCAGCAATGGCAGTGCGTTTGCAAGTGATGCCGCTAACTTTTTTTGGGATGATACAAATAAAAGGTTAGGTATTGGCACAAATGCGCCAACAACTGCATTGCAAATTAATTACTCATCATCTACATTAAACGGGCTTTTAATTAATCAAACGGGAAGTACGGGCAATTTTTCTAATATCGGGTTTGCCAATGGTGGGACTATTCGGTCAACCTTTGGTATGAACTTAAATACGGGCGAGGTAAGGTGGTTCAATGCTTCTGGTGGTTATTTTGCAACCATTTATGCAAACAATGTTGAAGCAATGCGAATTGACGGAAGTCAAAATGTGAATATCGGTGCAACTGCACTCGGTGCAAGGGTCGGCATCCGTGGCAGTGGCTCAACATCCGCCACTACATCGCTTTTGGTGCAGAATAGTGCGGGAACAACGGCTTTGCAAGTTCAAGACAATTTGAATACTACTTTGGGAGGTAGTTTGACAATCCCTAATTTTCAAGGAATTTTAAGTGGTACAAACGATATTTATTTTCAAACTTTTAGAACTGTATTCGGTGCCACATTTAATACTATTGCTGGACAATATGCATTTTTATTTGATGACGGAGGTGGAAATAATACTGTAACCAGTGGAACATTAGGGCGTTTTGCGATAAATTCAAGATTTGCACCAACAAGCGGAACGGCAGTATACAACACCGCCCTAATAAACCCAACAATAAACCAAACCGGCAGTGCAAACGGAATCACAAGAGGCTTGTATATAAACCCAACATTAACGGCTGCGGCTGATTTTAGGGCAATAGAAGCAAGTAACGGTGGTGCATACATTAACACAACATCGGTTCAAGCATCTGCAATTTTACAAGCGGATTCCACAACAAAAGGTTTCCTACCACCCCGAATGACAACAACCCAAAAAAACGCTATTGCATCACCCGCAGCGGGATTGGTATTGTACGATTCCACAACTAACAAATTACAATGCTACAATGGTAGCACTTGGAACGATTTATTCTAATTTTGTAAAATATATGAAAGCAATACAAATCAATACAAGCGTAAACCTAACAAGCGGTTTATCAATCCCATCGGGTTCTATCGTAGTAATCGCCCATTAAAAATTCGTATCTTTGTGTATGGCAATAGTTTACAGACATATTAGATTAGATAAGAACCAACCATTTTACATTGGTATTGGGAAAACTGAAAAACGGGCTTACACAAGATTTTCAAGAAATCCAAGGTGGGAACTGATTGCCAAAAAAACCGATTGGAGAGTGGACATTCTATTTGAAGATGTTTCAATGGATTTTGCAAAGGAAAAAGAAATAGAATTAATTGCATTGTACAAACGATATGAGGATGGCGGATCGTTGTGTAATTTAACCAAAGGCGGTGATGGTGTTACGGGCTATGTGTTCACAGAAGAAGCAAAGCAAAATGTTAAAGCCAATACCGCCAAAGGAGAAAATCATTACAGATTTGGAAAGGGTATGCCACCCCATGTTATGGAAGCGTTGGTAAATGCAAATAAAGGAAAGCCATCACATAGCAAAGGTAAAAAACGACCAGAAATAAGCGGGATGAACAATGTTCGTTCTAAACCACTTTATTGTGAAATGACAGGAATGTTTTTTGAATCATTTACCGATGCGGCGAATTTTTTAGCAATGCCAAGTTATCAAATTGTCAATATGTTCAATGGTAAAAATAAAAATATCACATCACTAAAATTATACAAAAATGAAACTTATACAAATTAACACCCCCGTAAATTTGACATCGGGATTAAGCATCCCAAGTGGATCGGTTGTTGTTATTGCCGAAGGATATTCGGATAACAAATCACAAAAAGACGGAATAATTCCCGCCCAAATCGCAACCTTTGTTTTTGCAAGTGTACAAGCATTGGCAGAAGGTAAAGCACCGATTCAAGGCATTGAAGATTTTAACACCACTTTTTCAAACCTTGAATTATCAGTGGTGGCGTATGAAACAATCCCCGCAGAATCATTGTTGGTAAATGCCGTGTACGATGCCTTGGTAGCCATTTATGGTGCGGAGAATGTGGAACAAATAACCATCTAATCGTTTTATTGATATGAGTATTTCAGCAAGTTCATTTAGTGCGGGTTACACGGGTTCAAAGGTCGTATCAAACACAAGTGCCAACACGGGAAGATTCCGTGGGTTTGTGGTAAATGCGGATGCCGTTGTATCTGCAATTTTGGATCAATCCGCGGCATCGTTGATGACAACATTGGGATTGAGTGGTGTAACATTAAAGCAAGGCACATTCATTGCCGTTGCCGATGGTAGTTATATCAGTTCAATCACCTTGGCCAGTGGTTCAGTTGTAATGTACGGAGAATAATGTTTGGCGTTGGAGTTGGTGTAAGGGTTGGCGGGTTTACTGCCAGTAGTGGCGGTGGCTTTGACCCCGATGCACAAGCATTTTTTGACCGCGTTACCACTGCGGGTGGAACACTATCAACCACCGAAAAGAACGCAACCAATCAATTGGTACTTGATATGAAAAGTGCGGGTATTTGGTCAGCAATGAAAGCCGTTTATCCAATGGTGGGGGCAAGTGCGGCGGCGTGTGCGCAGAACTTAAAGAGTTCAAGTTTTACGGGTACGTTTACAAGCGGTTGGACTTTTGCGAGTACGGGAGTTGCGCCTAATGGAGTAAGTGCATATATGAACACTTCATTTTTTCCAAATACAGAATTTGCAACTGCAAACGATGGTAATTTTGGGTACTATTCAAGAACTGATTTGGTCAGTGCAAAAGTTGTAATGGGCGCGGACGGAAATGGGTTCTGGTTTATTGATTTTCCTTTTACAGGAGGAACTTTTTATCCTTCTATTAATGATGGAAATGCTTTGACAATAAGTCCTGGTTATGATAAAGGTTTTAGGCAACTTTCAAGAAACCCGAGTAGTGTTACGCAACTTCAATATAGAAAAAATACAACAGGATACACACTTACACAACCATCAATAAACAAACCAACTGGGCAAGTAAATTTAGGTCGGGCAAGTTCGACCTATTATTCAAGTAATGAAATTGCTTTTGCTTATGTTGGGGATGGTCAGTTGACAACAACAAATCAAAGTGATTATTACACCGCAGTACAAGCGTTTCAAGTAAGTTTGTCGAGGTCCGTATAATTAATAAATGTATGATAGGTTACACACTTACACCCGAACAAAAGGATTTGATACAAGGGCAATACTACGCACCTTATCAATTTTTTAATTGCGTTCAAGATATAAACGGCGTTTGGTTTTTGTTCCTTTCCGATGAGGACAAACCCGAAGTTGCAGCAAGTGAATACGCTTGGGTTTTAGATTTACCCGAAGCCGAATACATCCCACCACCACCACCACCATTCCCACCAGTAGCATAAGATGACAACACCAAAAGTAAAACCCAATGCGTTGCCCGTGTCGTTTGACCAATTTCGCAAAAACCCAATTGCTGCCGTTGCTTTTTGTATGCTTTTGGCCGTTTCTTATCTTTACTTTGACCTTCGTTCGGGCTATAAAGAACAAATTGAAAAGGCAAACCAAAAGATAGAAGCGTTGGATGTGAAGATTGACAAACTCACATACGCCCTTAAAAAGTCCGATTCGTGTTTGGCGGCAACGATGACCGAAATACGCATCATGCAAACAATGAAAAAACTATGAAAAACCTTTTAATCGTATTTAGTGCATTGTTTATCACTGGTTATGTGTTCACAATTGCCCACGCTAAACCAAGCCCACAGATTGACGAAATAGATGCGTTGCTTAACAAGGTATCAAAAAACCTACAAAGTGCGGGAGAAGTCACCAAAATGGCTCAAACGATGAACGCAAAGATGGTTGAATCAAAGGTTGCAGAAAAAGAAGCGTTAAAAGCGGATGTTGCCAAGGCACAAGCCAAGGCGGAAAAGTATGCAAAGACCATGATGTTCATGGGGGTTGATACGGCGTTGGCTGAAATGGACACATTGAGTTTGAACAATATGCTAAAACTAAACGGATTGTAATGGCAAAGGTGACAAAATCAGTTGGTTCGTGGACACCAAAGCCCAAGCGTAAAAACAAGGGCGTACATTCAAAAAATAACAAACCCGCAAAAAGGTATCGCGGTCAAGGAAGATAATGGACAGATTCAAATCAAATGTAACGGGCATTGTTGCCATCCTAATTTTGGCATTGAGTTATGCCATTTTATTTTCAATTATCTTTTGGGATTTCCCAACGGATCAAAAGGACATTTATTTTACCATTGCGGGTGGGGTAACATCCATTGTGACTATGGTAGTATCATTCTATTTTGGGGCATCAAAGAAACAAGATGAAAATTAAACAAGTACCATTTAGGGCATACAATCGCGAAGCGGTTAAGAAAACCCAGGTGTATTTACACCACACCGCAGGAAATGGAAGCGGTGAACAAACATTCGCATATTGGGAAAAGGTTGCCAACAAGGTTGCCACTTGTGTTGCCATCTCAACGGACGGCACAATCGTTCAAGGGTTTGGAAGTGAGTATTGGGCTTACCATTTAGGGTTAGGCACAAAGCATTTCATGGGGCATGGTTGCCCGTATTTACCGTTGGATAGAACATCCATTGGCATTGAGGTTTGCAACTGGGGTCCAATCACCAAGAAAGGCACAAAGTATTACAACTATGTGGGTGGTGAAATACCATCGGATGAAGTAACCGAGTTGTCAACGGCCTACAAAGGATACAAGTTATGGCACAAGTACACAGACGAACAAATCCAATCCGTTAAGGACTTGTTGATTCTTTGGAATGAAAAGTACGGCATAGATTTAACCTACAATGAAGACATTTGGGTTGTAACCAAGCGGGCATTGAAGAACGAATCAGGTGTATTCACCC